ATTAATTTTCTCATGCAGACTTATACTGGTACCGCGATTCTCGTCTTGGCTATCATCGCATTTGGAGCGCTCGTACTTAAGGCTACCCTACCTTTTATTAGATTTGTTTGGATGATGGTTGTTTGGATCTATGGAGCTTTGAGCTTTGTTGGTGTCTTTCTTGGACACCATATTTGGAACAGCTCCTGTTGTGTCTCTCTCTGCGCTATGAAACCATTCGTAGCGGTACGTAATAAGTATATTGCTAGAAAGTTACGTGCTAAAGAGATTGAGTTGATGCAAATGTACATTCCCGGCGAAGAAGTTGATATTTTAAAGAGAACTTTTTCCTCTCTCTATACAGATGAGAATGGAGTATATTTGCTAGCTTCCGACAACCATCGGGTTTACCTAAATACGGCTACCAGTACAGAAGACGTGTTGATGATGCAAGCTGTTAGCGCTTCCAATAGAGATAAGGGAAGTGCTATTCAGCCTAGCGTCAAAGAAGCCATGATTCATAGTTCCAAGCTTTACAAGGTTGAGAAGATTCCAGATTTTCAAGGACAATTCGTTGTCGATGATTTGACTATCGGACACTTTTCCCGAATTCGGTTTAGAAATAAGGACTGCATAATAACGGCTTTCCATGTACTCGACTATAACAGATCAGCTCTGGTTAGTCTGAGGAAAGGAGATAAAGCTGTTAGACTTGACAGCCTTAAAACTAGGATAGTCGCGGCTTCCCGCACGGACGAACTGGATTTTCTGATAATGGAATTGCCAAGTTACGCATTTTCTGCTCTAGGGTTGAAAGTCGGAGTTTGGACATCACGCGCTCAATCGCGCGAACCGGTCAGCATCTATCAGTTGTACGAGGGTAAACCATGTGTATCTAACGCATCCATTCGTATGAGTACATCTAAACCTTGGCACGTCGAATACGCTGCTAGCACCTTAACTGGTGCTTCCGGCGCACCCGTGTTGGATTCTCGGAACAGAATAGTAGGAATACATCTAGAACACGATGTTGAACTGAAATGCAACGTAGGAGTAATACCTCCGTTGTTCCGTAACGAGAAGAAGGAATCTCCAACGAATGAGGACATTGCACAAACTCAGCCAGAAATGGAAGAGTGGGTGCGAAAGTTTATGACCGCGGATGAGATCAGGGAACTCGAATTAGACAACGAAGCAGAACAGTTGGAACGTCAATATCTTGATGAGTACATGGTGTATATTAATACACAGGATGAGCTTCTGACTCTAGTTGAAAGAACCAGTAATTGGGCTGATGCTATGGATATCGTGGATAATTTCCGCGAGGAACAGGCTTCGACCCAAGGGTATAAGGCCTATCGCTTGGCACGTACAAGCGCAGGGATAACCGGTCGCCATATTAACCAGCGGGTTAAAGGCGGCATTTACCGGAAGGAGAGCCCATGGTCTTGTTCTAAATGTTTTACCATCCACAATAAAGGCCACAATTGTAAGAAGTGCGGC